GAGCAAAGTTGGATTGCAGTTAAAGAAGGTGTTACTCAGTTTTCTAATGCTGTAATTAATGTTGGTAAAACTGTTGGTGTTGTTGTTGGAAGAATAATCAAAGCAGTTATAAGTGTTTTCAAACAAATCACTGATTTTGTTGATAAAAATCCAGTATTGAAATTTATCTTTGGATTATCACCTCTTTCAAAATTTAAATTTAAAATAGATCAAAAAGATATAAAAGAACTACAAAAAAATGTTGAAATCACAGGAGAGGCAACAAATAAAATTGTAAAACTAAATAGAGATAATAAGCAAGTAATACAAGAAACTAAAACTGTTATTACAGACACGAAACCAGCAATTGATAATTTATTTGTAGGTACAACAAAGTTTTCAGAAAGTTTAGAAAATGTAAAAAGTGAAGCGGATCAACTAAAAGAAAAGTTTATGGAGATTGGTCAAGCTGTAGAGCAAGGCATTGTTTCTAACCTTACTGATGCTGTTATGGGAACACAGACACTTGCACAGGCAGCAGTTAATGTATTAAATCAACTAAAAAGAAAACTTGTAGAAGTTGCGATGCAAAGGGCTGTTTCTGGAATAGGAAACTTCATAGGCGGTGCATTAGGTGGCATATTTGGAGGAGGTGGAGGAGGGTCAAGTATTTTTGATAATACAGGAGTTCAATCTGCTTTAGATAATCCTTTTGTATTACCTAAAAGAGCAAATGGAGGCTCTGTTTCTGCTGGCGGTGCTTTCTTAGTGGGTGAGAAAGGCCCAGAAATATTACAAATGGGTTCAAGAGGTGGGAATGTAATACCTAACAAAGATATTGGAGGAACAACTAATATTGTTAATGTTTCCGTTGATGCTTCTGGATCTTCTGTTGAAGGTAATGAAGGACAGGCAAATAACCTTGGCAATGCCTTGGCAACAGCTATACAAGCTGAATTAATTAACCAGAAACGTGCTGGTGGTCTTTTATCTAATCAATAACTATGGCATCTTTTCCAACTACTGTTCAACCTGCTTACGGTTTTAAAAAACAAAGCAGACCAAATGTTAGAACTGTTAAATTCGCTGATGGATTCCAACAACGTCAACTTGTAGGAATTGCAGCCCACCAGAATCCAAAAGTATTGAATTTAGTTTTTAATGTATCCGAAACAGAAAGTGATGAAATTGAATACTTCTTAAATGAAAGAGCTTTAGATCAAGCATCATTTACTTTTACACCCCCGAATGAAACATCAGTTAAAACAGGAACATATAGTCAAAGTGGTACTACGATAACTGTGACGGTTACAGCACATCAACTGTTTGCTAATGATTCCATATCCATAGATTTCACATCTGGATCAGCTTCCGATGCTTCTTTCTCTGTTGTTTCACTTACTAATGCAAATACTTTTGTTGTAACAGCTAGTGGAAGTGCAACAACATCTGGTAACTGCACTGTTACAAAAACAGGTTCTTCTCAGTTTATCTGTAAAAATTGGTCAAAATCAATTCCATATAATAATAGAGCTACAATAAATGCAACATTTGAAGAGGTGTTTGAACCATAATGGCAATACCTACCGAAGAATTACAAAAAGCTAATCCCAGTGCAAAGATTGAACTCTTTGAAATTCATCTTGACTCTGCTTTACATGGAAGCACTGATGTCTCTAGATTTCATAACGGCATCAATATGAATACAACTTTCAATGTTGTTTTTCAGGGTAATACTTACACAAGAATACCTATAGAAGCGAATGGATTTGAGTATTCAATAGCAAGAAAGACAAGACCTAGACCAACTATCAGAATAAGTAATTTACTGTCACAGGTTTCAGCATTAATGGTACAGGCAAATTTGACAACACCAAAGAATGATCTAAATGGTGCAAAATTTAAAAGAATTGTTACTTTACTTAAATTTATAGATAATGCAAATTTTGAATCTGGAGTAAACCCTTTCGGTACGCCAGCTAATAATACCTATGAGAATCAGACTTTCTTCATAGATAGAAAAACTGTAGAGAGTAAAAATTTTGTAGAGTTTGAGTGTGCTTCTGTATTAGACTTGCAAAACAGATCTGCACCAAAGAGAATAATAACAAGAAAAGAATTTCCTTCAGTTGGTACGTTTGCATGAACAGTTGGCAGAAAAAAGCACTACAACACGCTAAAGATGCTTTACCTAATGAAAGTTGTGGCTTAGTTGTTGAAATAGATAATAAACAAGAGTATTTTCCTTGTAATAATGTCGCAGTAGAAGGTGTTAATAGTTTTACTATTGATCCAGAAGATTGGGTTAAGGCAGAGGATAGTGGAACAGTCTTACATATTTGCCACTCTCACCCAAACGGTAATCTTACAGCTTCAGAAGAAGATATTGAAAGCTGTAATTATATAGGGCTATCTTGGTTTATTTTCGATCCACTCAATGATGAAGTTCAGGAATTGAAACCTAAAGTATTAAAACCTTTACTTCATAAAAATAAATTCATAGATAGAGAAAGAAGAAATGATGAACAGGGATTACGTAAAATCAAAGTATATGGAAGATTAGCTGAGTTATTAGGTTGGCACGTTAATTATGCAGATGTTAAGAATATAAAAGATGTTTATAAATATTTTAAATCTAATAATCCTAATATTGAAAAATACTTAAATACAGAATATAACATTATTAAATTTAATAATAACCCAATTCAAAGTATTGAAGAAATGACAATGGATAGCGAAGGAGATATAACAATAATCCCAGTAGTTTCTGGTGCTATTTGGTGGTTTGTTGCTCCTATCCTCATTGGAGGAGGTGCTGCTATTGCTGCTGGTGCTGCTGCAACATCAATAGCTTTTGCTATTGGAACAGCTTTGATTGGAGTTGGTGTTAGTATGGCAGTTCAAGGAGTAACAAATATGTTATTTCCACAACAGCAACCAGATATAGGCGATATAGGTATAGGCGAAACAGACACACGGATGAATTATTCTTTTAATGGTATTCAAAACGTCAGCCGTAGTGGAGTTTGCATACCACTCATTTATGGAGAAGTATTTACTGGTTCTATTGTGGTTAGTTCTGGAACTGACACTGCCCCTGTATCTTTTGGAGGTTAATACATGACATTACCACGTAATACAGGTGATTTTAGATGGAGAAGGCACGACTTCTCTTATAATAAAGGTTCAGAGGGTTTAAGGTATTACGATTCAGAGATGAAAGAAGGCGAGATTGGTTCTCGTCAAAATATAACTACAGTCGATGTAATTTGTGAAGGAGAAATAGCAGGTTTCCCATCTGCTGTAGATGCAGGGCATACATTAGGAACAAACGATTACCATAGAACAGCTTTAAAGGATGTTTTTCTAAATAATGTCCAAGTGCTGAAAGAAACTGCGTCTAATACAGCACCAGAAGATAGTGATTTTAATTTTGGTACGAATGATACAAGACCTGCTTTTATACCAAAAGTAGGTAAATCAGATCAAAAAAATATTAGAGGAATAGCAGAAACAGAAAGAGATAGATCTGTTGGTGTTACTGTAACTGATTCACAATCTCAAACTATTTCTATAACAGATACAAATGTTGAGGGTGTAAGAGTAACTATTGGTTTTCCAAGATTATCAAAAGTCGAAGATGATGGAAGTATAAGTGGAACAACTGTTAATTATAAAATAGAACTAAAAGATCAAGCTAATTCTTTAATCAGACAAATAGTACACGAAAAATCAGATAGTGATGTTGCTTCAAAAACAATAACAGGAGCAACCGTTACAGGTAAATCAACTTCTCCTTATTTTAAAGATCATATTATTGTTTTTCCTCTTAATCCTGATGGAACTTCTAGTGTGACTGACTCTGACTTTCCTTTAACAGTTACGGTATCAAGAATTACGGCAGATAGTACAGATGCTTTATTGATAAATGCTTTTGAGTTTACATCTATCACTGAGTTAATTTTTGAAAGACCTACATTTGCAAATACTGCTGTTGCTGCCCTACGTTTTGACGCAGAAATATTTCGATCAATACCTAGACGTATGTACCGTGTTCGTGGAAGGCTTATAAAAATACCACACAACGCAACTGTAAGATCAGATGGTTCTTTATCCTTTAGTGGAGATTTTAATGGTTCGTTAAAAGCTGATAAAGAATGGTGCAATGATCCAGCATGGGTTCTTTATGATTTACTTTCAGAATCAAGAGCAGGATTTGGTGACTTTATAGCAGAAACAGAAATAGATAAATTTGCTTTTTATGATGCTTCTGTTTATAACTCTGAATTAATTGATAACGGTCAAGGAGGTACTAGCCCTAGATTTAGCTGCAATATTGTAATTCAAAAAAGCACTTCTGCTTATACTTTGCTTGATCGAATTGCATCAATAATGAGAGCTAGTTTATTTCTTGAAGATGGAAAAATAACTCTGACACAAGATAGGCCCACTGCAAGTACATACTTCTTTTCATATTCAAATGTCACAGAAGATGGATTTGTTTACACAGGAGCTAGTCAAAGAACTAAAGATACAGTAATTAACGTCAAATATTTTCAGAATGAAACTAGATCATTTGAGTATGAAACTGTTGAAGATACTGCTGCTAATCAGTCAAAATATGGTGTTGTTGTAAAAAATATAGAGGCAATCGGATGTAGCGATCAGGCACAAGCCAGAAGGATGGGTCTATGGCATTTATTTACACAAAATAATGAAACAGAGACAGTTTCCTTTACAACAGATGCTTCTGCTGGTTCTTTAATTAGGCCCTCGCAAGTAATAACGATTCAAGATCCTGTCAGAAGTGGTTTACGAAGATCAGGAAGAATAAAAGCTGCGACAACAACTGAAATTACTGTAGATAATACCAAAGATTTACCAACTGAAGCAGAGACAGGGGATCAATTATCAGTTATTCTTACCGATGGATCGTTAGAAACAAAAACAATATCAACTATATCTGGATCTGTAATAACAGTTTCTAGTGCTTTTAGTTCTGCTCCTCAAGTTTTCAGTAATTGGTTACTTCAAAGAGCCACTACAGAGACAGAAGATTTTAGAGTTTTATCAGTATCAGAAGAAAATAATTTATTTACCATAACAGCAATGTTTCATAATTCTTCAAAATACGCTTTTGTTGAAGATGGTGCAGCTATAACAACACCTGTCATAAAAAATTTAATTGAATTAAAACCTTCTCCTAGTGATTTGACTGCGGAAGAACTTATTATTGTTTTAGGTGATAGAGCAGTTAGTAAAATAATTCTAAGCTGGCAGCCAGTATCAGGTGTCTCACAGTATTCAGTAAAGCATAAATTGAATAATGGGAGTTTTCAGACAACTATTGTTCAAAGTCCAGTTTTTGAAATTTTTGACTCAGAGTTAGGAACTTATGAATTTCAAGTGTTTAGCTATAATGCTTTGTTTGAGCCAAGTATTGAACCCTCACCTTTAACATTTTTAGCGGAAGGTAAGACAGCCGTTCCAAGTGATGTGCAAAATGTCAGAATTGAACCTTTATCAGATAAGTTTGTAAGATTACGTTTTGATAAATCTACTGATATTGATGTCACACATGGAGGAAATGTAGTTATAAGGTCGTCAAATTTAACTTCAGGTGCTACGTTTACTAATTCAGTAGACGTTTTACCTCAACTTTCTGGAAATGTCAGTGAGTCGATTGTGCCGAATATTGTAAATGGAACTTATCTTTTGAAATTTCGTGACGATGGAGGCAGGTTAAGTGCTGGTGATGCTTCTGTTGTAATGTTACAAACACAACCAGATGTTTTTCCAAAATTAACTGTTCTTGAAGATAGGGAAGATAATGATAGTCCACCTTTTCAAGGATCAAAAGTAGATTGTTTTTTCAGCGATGATGTCAACGGTCTTGTTCTTGGATCGTTAGAAACTTTAGATGATGTGACAGATTTTAATGCAATTGCTGATTTTGACTTTTTAGGTGCAGTTGATATTACAGGAGGGTCTTATGAATTTGCAAATACTTTAGATCTAGGTGGTAAACAGCCTTTAAATTTGCGTAGACACATGGTCACGCAAGGTTTTTACCCTAACGATCTATTTGATAAAAGAACAGCTTTGATAAACACTTGGACAGATTTTGATCAGGCTACTGCTTTTGATGTGGGTGCTTCTTTATTAGTTGCAACTACTGACTTAGATCCTGATTTAGTGGTTTCATCAGGTGTTACTTATGGGCAGAGTGGA